AGCCAGATGAGTTCTGACCAGAGATCGCTTCCTGGATAGGGAGTTGGACACGAAGTTTCACAACATTCACGCCTTGCTTAGTGACCTTCCGCGTAAGGCGGATACGGCCCTGGGCAAGATCCGGAACACCGGACAGTGCTTCTTTCCACGAGGCGATCGTCTCTTGCGATTTAGCGTCGCGCGAAACATCCTCGGGGAAGAACGTGTGTGAAGTTGGGGTTGCAGCGCCATCGAAGGCGACAATGTTTGCAATTGCAGGCATAAAGACCTTATTAAGTTGTGATGTAGCTTAACGGCGTGGAAGACCACGTCCGTTTGTGGCAACACCGAGAAGCGCAAAGACGTTACCAAGCCTAGTGAACGAGAAGACTTCAGAAGCCTTCTTTATCTTAGGTAAGGGAACGTTAAGCGAGGAGGAGACAGCTCTAACCATCGAAAAATTGCTACCAGCAACGGGTCCGAAAGACCCACTGTAGGGAGCTCGCATGATAGGTTTGAACTGGCTAATACCGGACAGAGTTGTCGTCAAGAAAGAGCCCTTAAGGCTCTGACTGAACGCCCGGGCTTCTAGATAATCACCTACTGGTAGGAGATAATCGAGAAGAAAGCTGTAGGGAAGCAGCTCCCAGGCGACTAACTCAGGATCAAGGATCCCAGAGAAAGCGGCTGTGGTATTAGGATCTTCAGTAGCGCGGAACACAATCTTTCTAAGGGTAAAGCACTCAGCACTCTGGAAGTAAAAGTCGGAATTGATCGAATCAAGGATGGCCTTGTCGATTTTCTTCTTTCTGTAAACTACCCATTGTTGCTTCGCAGGCTTATTAAGGGCCTGCAGAGAGAGAAACTCTGCCCCCGACTTGATATCGCTGAGAAGCGGTAACCAGCCGAACTGTATTTCGAGCCACTTAGAGGCGACGAGCCGCTCACGCGGTACGTCTGGAAGGGGGATGCGGGTTGCGTTCTTTGGAGGCCTAATGCCTTTGAGAACACGCTCCGGGTCCTTCTGCCCTAGCAAATACTTTAAGGGATCACTTAGAAGATGATCACCAGATCTGGACTTCTGACCAGACAGTAGTGCGTCAAC